GTTATGCATACGCACAATGTGAATTTACGCGGGGCGTGGATGAATGGTGTGGCTGATTATGCCGGTGTAAATATAGCGGATGGTGAAAAAGTGTTTGAGTTATACAAGACGTTAGGTTTGCGGATTCATCAGGCGGACAAGGCCGTTGAAGCTGGTATTTTTGATAGTTGGATTAGGATGACGACCGGGCGGTTGAAGGTGTTCAGGTCTATGCCGGAATTTTTAGCGGAGTTCAGGATTTACCGGCGCGATATAAAGGGCAAGGTTGTCAAGGCGAACGATCATTTAATGGATTGTATGCGGTATTTAGTGCGGTCTGGGCGTGAATATGAGAAGCAGTTGCCATTTAACGAACTTGTAATGAAAACAAATTTATTCGGCAAAGGCATGATGGCGGCTGGTTACAATCCTTTAACGTTTGGTTTAGGTGCGGGAGGGTTAGCATAATGGGCGGTTTATTTTCGAGTCCGAGCCCTCCGCCTCCGGTGATAGTTTCGTATCCGAGTGCGGTAGCGGCAGCGCCGAGTGCGGCGGCGGTAGCGGCGCAGGCATCGCAGGACACGGCGGCTAAAACAGCGGCGGCGGCGGAGGTAGAGAGTGTCAAGAAGCGCAAGGGTTTTAAGAGCACGATTTTAACGGGCCCTGAGGGGTTGAGTTCGCCGCCGGGCGAGCTATTAAAGCAGAAGTTAGGGAACTGAAATGACTGATTTCAAAACCGACGACGACAAGGCCAAGTTTATTGATAAGACGTTTGATTTGCTGAAGCGCATTCGGCAGCCGTATGAGTCTATGGTGGACGAGGTTATCAAGTTTGTAAATTTCAGTCGGAGGAAGATCACGGACACGGACGCGCAGAAAGGGCAGAAGGCCGGGATAGACGTATATGATGGAACGGCTATGGCGGCGGCTACGTTGGCGGCGGACGGTATTCACGGGTACATGTGTTCGTCGTCTATGCACTGGTTTGATTTCACGTTGCCGGGCAAGCTGAATTTCTCAAGGACTGGTGGGATGCGGGCGTGGGACGGCAAGCGGATTGACGAATACCCAGACGTTAAGATTTGGCTGGACAATTGTGAGGAAGTGCAATATTCGGCGTTTTTACGCAGTAATTTCTATGAATTTCATCCTGATTACACGCGGGAAGGGATCACGTTAGGGACTGCAACGGCGGTAATCGAGGAAGACGTTGGCAGCGGCAGAATCATTTTCACACTGCCCCACTTTCGGGAATGCTATATTGCAGAAAACAGTTTTGGTTTGGTAGATACGTTTTATCGCAACAAAAAAAGAACGTTAAGGCAGTTGGTACATAAGTTCGGGGCTGATAAAATCTTTAAACTCGACCAGAATTTAAAGCAGCAGTACGAGAACGACCCTTATACCGAGAAAGAAATAATCCATGCGACTTTTCCAAGGACGGACTACGATCCTGAAAAGCTGGACGGCAAGAATAAGCCGATTGCGTCTATTTGGATGCTACGCGATGGCCAGAAGAAAATCATAGATGAATCAGGATATTACGATCTTCCTACCGTGACATGGCGCTGGCGCAAGAATAATGATGAAATTTACGGGCGGTCCCCGGCTTGGGACGCCTATATCGATATTATGAAGGGGAACCAACAGGCGAAAACGAACCTGATAGCCGGGCATAAGATGGTGGACCCGCCTATGAACGCGCCGGAAGATTTACGTGGCAAGGTAAACAACACGCCTGGCGGATGGACGTGGATACAAGGATCTGTAACCAAGGATAAAATACCGATTCCTGCTATCACCGGCATTCAGTTGCCGTATGGGGTGGATCAGCAGGAAAGAACCGATAAGGCGATCAAGGAGCATTTTCATGTTGATTTCTTCCTGATGTTGTACCAAGCGGCCTTTAACAAGGTAGATTTAACGGCCACCCAGGTTTTAGGGATGCAGGGGGAACAGGCGGCGGTGCTTGGAACCAGGATAGGCCGACATCAGAGCGAGGGTTTGAACCCGATTATGGATCGGGTGTTTAATATTGAAGTCCGGGCGGGCAGGATGCCAAGTCCTCCACAGATTTTACAAGATATGGGCGGGCAGAACATCGAGATTGACTACCTGGGGCCGCTGTCGCAGGCGCAGAGGAAGTTGTTTAAGGTTCAGGGTATTCGGGCCGGGTTAGAGCTGGGGACTGCGATTGCACAAGTATTTCCGTCTTCGGTTGATATTGTGGACGGGGACGCAACCATGCGCGAGGCCCTGGAATCGTCGGGGTTCCCGGCGAAGTGCCTGCGGGACGACGATAAGGTGGACGAGATTCGGAAGATTCGGCAGCAGCAACAGGCGCAGCAGCAGGCGATTGAACAGGTCGGGGACCTTGCCAAGGGGGCGCAGCGGCTCACGCGCAAGGTAGAAGACGGCAGCATGATCGATATGCTCAAGGGCGGGATGCAGCAGGGGGGGGCGGTGCAATAGATGGACGAGATTTTACAGGCGAAATACCGGGCGACGTTCCTGAACAATCCGTTAGGGATGGATGTTTTAGCTGATATTTTAAGTCTTTGTCATTTTGGTTGCACGTTGAATCCTGATAATCCCGTGCAGGTTTCGGAGTATAATTTAGGGGTTGTGATTCTGCTTCGGTGCGGAATATTAGCGGGAGACACTTTCATGGACGTTGTTCGGGCGCTGTCGTCGGTTGCACCGAACAAGGTTGAACCCAAAGGAGAAATAACTGAACAGAAGGTTTTCGATTTATAATTAACAAAAAACATGGAGGAATGAAGAAGATGAAAAAATTCATGGCAGTATTTTTAAGCGTTTGTTTGATTTTGATTAATGGCGTTGCGCTGGCAGGGGAAAACCTGGGATTCCCAAAAGGAAACGGGCAGGGGGAGATCGGCAAATCCGGCAGGTCCTGGGGTCAAGTCTGGACAAATAAAGTAACTTACGGTTTCACCTCCCATGCTTATTCAAGTGCTACCGGAGCAACTTTGGCAGTCCCGGATTCTGATTCGACTGCGGCTATTTATAAAATTACTGGCGGTTCAGGGACTACGACTTTTGTGATGTCCTATACCGGTTCTGCGGCGTCGAATAAGGGCAAAATATTTTATATTATCAATACGTCCAGTTGTACCGTTACGTTTAAGCAAACAGGCGCAACCGGTATAAGTATTGCTACGTTGAAAAACGCTATGCTGGTCGGTAACGGAACCGATTTTGAGAGAGTAACAGCGGATCAGGCGCAATAATGCAATATATTCCGGCTATTTGTTTTGCAATTACTCCGTTCTGGTTTTTTGGGGGCAACATTTACGGCGGCCATGCCAACATGTTTTTCCTGTCCGCAGTTATTCTTTTATTTCTTTCTGAACAGGAGAATAATTTCAAGACAACCGGATGGATTAAAGCCATAGGAACGTATCTTTCTTGCTGGATGTGTTATATTTTTTTGGCGGGGTTTTTGGGCAAACTTCCTGCGGAGTTATCGGAAACCATGCTTCAATCCACTTTTTTTATCCTGGCCGGAGTTATTTTTTACATTTCGGTTTATAAGGGTGGTTTACCATTGACGTCATGGAGAAACACCATCTGTTGCGTTGCTACGATTCAAGCGTGCCTGGCAGTCCTACAGGTTTCAGGGCACGATCCTGTGGTGTGGTTTCTGGATAAATTCGTTACCGTTGGAGGGGAACTCGGTCCTTTAACCCCGGTCGGTACTCTTGGGAATCAGAACTTCCTTGCGGCGTTTCTGGCGATATCGCTACCGTTTTTTTATGACAGCAGATGGTGGAAATGGGTAGCTCCTTTAATTATTGTAGCGTTATTACTGACAAAAACGACGGCTGCGATTGGCGCGGCGATTATAGGATCGTTTTATTACTTCTTTGGGTGGGAGTGGGCCTGTATAGGAGTAGTCCCTGCTTTTATCCTATACGCTCTTAAATATAACAATCATATTATTGATAATCCCAGGTTTGATTTTTGGCTTGACGCCTGGAGATCCACGTCTCATTCATGGAACACCTTTATTTTTGGGTGGGGGCCTGGAACAACGTGGAGGCTCGACAACCTGCTTCACTCCGAATATGTGAATGTGTTTTTTAATTACGGTGCCATTGGTCTGGCATTAATGATAGGATACATCGTATCTGCGAGTAAAAGTAATAAGATGTTGTTTTCTGCGTTCATAGTAGCGTGTATCAACATGGCCGGGAACCATCCGTTGCACGTGGTTCCGAGTGCGATTTTAATTCTGGCACTCACGGCTCTTATGGAAAGAGATCGTAGCGAGAGTTTTACGCAGATAGATAATTATCCTATTTTTTCTAAAAATGAATGATAACCATGCCTATAACAAAAAATAACAAAGGAGGATTTTATTTATGACAACGGAAGGAACCGGCGAAGGGATAGAAACCGGAGCAGGAACCGGACAAGGCGAAGGCCAAGCACCAGCATGGCTGGCGCAAATGCCCGCGGATCTGAAGGGGAAAGAAGATTTTACCTCATTCAAGACGATTGGCGATTTAGGCAAATCATTTCTTGAATTTAAAGGGAAGGCTTCTGAAGCGGATGGGCTGAAGGCAAAGTTGCAGACCGCCATTTTCAAACCGGGCGAGGATGCAAAACCAGAGGAAATCACAGCTTACCGAAAGGCTTTAGGCGTGCCTGAAAAGCCGACCGACTACGAGTTCCCGAAGAGGGAAGGCGTGGAGCATGATCCTAAGATGGTGGAATTTGGCAGAAATGTGTTTCACCAGGCGAATTTGTCCAAGGATCAGGCCAAGATAATTTCTCAGGCGTGGGATGGTTTTGTTGAGGGGGTAGTTACGGCTGATTTAAAGACCAAAGAGAAATCCCTGAACGAAGCCAACCAAAAACTAAAAGCCGATTGGGGGCCTAACTTCGATAAAAACATGGAAATAACGAAGCGGGCTTTTACAAAATTCAGTAATCAGGAATTTACCACATTCCTTGAAAGTACCGGCGTGGGCAATCATCCCGTGCTTGTCAAAACTTTTTACGAGATTGGCAAGGCAATGGGAGAGGATACCGGAATTTCTGGTAGCCTACCCGCTAACGCTCAAATCAAGGAAGGTATTATTTATGATAAAAGTCCGCCTCCGCCTAAAAAATAACAGGAGGATTTCAAATGACAGCAGTTCTTGGGTACGACACCATTATGGATGTCGTCAACGAATACACGTCTCTTGACGCCAAGGGCCAGTATGTTTACGCGGCAAAAGTGCTTGCCCGTAAATGCCCCCTCATGCAGAGGTTGCCTATGGTTGCTTCAAACCAGATTCTAAGCAACATCGGCACGCGGGAGTCTTATTTACCCACACCGGGAACCCGGAGATTCAACGAGTATATTTCTCCGACCACTTCCCATGTAACCCCGTTCACCGACCCGATTGCGATGGTCGAGGACTACAGCAAGGTTGACTGGAACCTTTGGAAAATCCAGAACGACCCGAACGCCTGGAGAGCGCAGAAGGATTCCCGCAAGATCGAGGCTTTAACACAGAAGATGGAAACCCTGATGCTTTACGGGAATATCGCAACCGACCCCGGTGCGTTCAACGGTCTTTGCACCCGGTTTAATTCGCTTACTTATAGGCCGAACAGCGACACCACATGGCCTTATAACGTGGTGGGTGCTGGCGGTTCCGGGAGCGACACGACCAGCGTGCTGGTGCTTCAGCTTGGCCCTGGCATGGTGTACGGCATCTATCCGAAGAATATGCCCGGAGGCCTGAACATTCAGGACAAGGGGCAGGTAACGGACATGATCACCGATACCACCGTAAAATACATGGAAGTGCTTATGACGCATTTCCAGTGGTTCTTGGGTCTGGTGGTCGAGGATGAGCGTTGCGTTCAGCGGTACACCAACATCGAAGTTTCCGGCACGAGCAATATCTTCGATGAAGACACGCTGATTACTTGTATCAACAACCTTCCTGACAGGGGTGTTTCTCCGGGGACGGTTATCTTGGCCGGGCGTAAAATCTGCAATACGCTGGACATTCGCGCCAAGGATAAAAACAACGTCAACTACGGAATAGACACTGTTTGGGGTGGAACCGTTACGATGTTCAGGGGCATCCCGGTACTGATGGCCGAGAAGCTGTCCGAAACCGAAACGGTGGTTGCCTAAACCGTTTAAATTTTAAATAAGGAGGTACTTTACAATGTACGATAAATTAATGTTGCTTTGCACCGAGCAGGTGCTTGGTAACGCTGCCGATGAATACACCGACGACCCCGGTGAGATTAATTTCGGGATTACAACCCCCGCTGTTAATCGAGGCGGGAAGTTCGGGCTTCATGCTGTAGTTACGACTGCTTTTACAGGGATGGCCGAAGGCGCGATCCTGTGGATTTGCCACGGGGCGGCCACCACGCCGACCACGAAGCACACCGGCATGTTCGTTGCCGTGGGCGACCTTAAAGCCGGGGCGCACTTCTTTATCCCGTGCGGCTCAACCCCGTTGCTTCAGTACGCGCGTGGTTTGTTCGACATTGTTACCAATGTCGCAACCGCAGGAGCGATGACCATGTGGTTTGGCCCGGAAGACGGCGGATCGAACGCCTAAACATTAACCTTAAGAAAAGGGGGCCTTAATCGGCCCCCGCCTTACAAGGAGATTTTATGGCTGAAAAACAAGTTGTCAGATGTGTTCAGGAATGTTGGGACAGCAAGCGCAATCGGCATTATGTGCGCGGGGATCAGGACTCGATTGACCCCCTGGAACCGGTTGCCAAGTATTTTGAAGGATGGGCTCCTGGAACCGAGGTTTATTGCAAGATTCCCGGAACCAAAACCACGCCGGCTATGTCGTCCACACGGATAATCCCCGGCATGAAGGCCGAACCTAAACCTGAAACAGAAAATGAAAAATCCGAAGTTGAAACTGCGGACGAGTTGGACGTGGTATGCGGATACTGCAACCAAACTTTTAAAAGCAAAGCGGGCAGGATGGCACACCAGCGTTTTTGCGAAGCAGCCTTGCAAGCTGGGATAGTCGAACAACCGGCGCAACCGGAGGGTTAATAAATGGCCTATTCAGTTGTAGGTATTGTGAACCTTGCCCTTGGCAAGATCGGTGTCGGACGGATAAGTTCATTAACGGAAGATTCCGAACAGGCGATTGTCGCTAATTCTATTCTACAATATATCCGGGATGAAGTGCTTGAAACGCACTACTGGAAGTTTGCCACGGTTAGGAAGGCCCTTGTTCAAAGCACGATCGAACCGGCTAATTTTTACAGCTACGCCTACCCGTTACCGGCAGACTTTCTGCGCCTGACGACCGAACGCAGAAACGACCCTCGGGTGTACCCAAATGGGGTTGCCTACGCCGCTGTTTATAATAGAACCGGCAATTTATTATCTCAATCCACAAACTATAATTATGTGATTGAAACCCTATCGGACGGGACCCTCTGCCTGTTTACCGATTACGATAACACGTCGCAGGACATTTACATTACCTATATTCGCAGGGTTACAGATCCAGTGAAATACTCGCCGTCGTTCGTGAGTGCGTTTGCGTTCAGGCTTGCCGCCGAGATTGCAATACCGAGAACCGAAGGCATGAAAAAATACGAAGCTATGATGACTCTGTATCAACAGGCGCTATTAAGGGCTAAAGAATTAAATCAACAGCTTGATTACAACGCTGAAACCGGTAATGATGATTGGGAATCAGCAGGAAGATAATGTCAAGAGCAACGCCATTAATCAATAATTTCAATTCAGGCGAGCTAAGCCCGTGGATGGATACGCGTGTAGATGTATCCAAGTATTACGCTGGTTGCAGGACGCTTGAAAATTTTATTCCGCTGGTCGAGGGTGGGGCAAAGCGGATGCCTGGAACGTATTATGTTGAAGCAACAAAATCTGTGGCCGCAATGACGATCACTGGGATTAGCAAGGCAGCAACGGCTGTCGTAACCTGCACGACTGTACCCGTTACGCTCATAGCTGGCGACGCCGTGTTTATAACCGGGGTTGTCGGTATGACTCAGGTAAATGGTCGTTATTTTATAGTTGCGGCAGTAACGACCGGGGCATCAGGGCATTTTCAATTGGTGGGTGAAAGTTCATCTGCCTACGATGCATGGGTGTCTGGCGGCACGGCGCAGGAAATATCACCTGTGCGCCTTGTGCCATTCCATTTCAGCACGGTTCAGGCGTATGTTATCGAATTTGGGCATCATTATTGCCGGTTTTACATGGATGGCGGACAGATTTTATCCGGTGGTAATCCGTACGAAATAACAACTCCTTATGCTTATTCAGATTTATTTCAACTGAAGTTCACGCAATCCGCAGATGTGCTTTACATTTTCCATCCTGATTATGTGCCGAAAAAATTATCCAGAACGGCGCACACAACCTGGACTTTGACCGACCTGGTTTGCGCTACCGGGACCGCAATGACGATCACTGGAATTTCAAAAGCGGCTACAGCGGTTGTCACTTGTACGACCGTTCCGACGACCTTAGCAGCGGGTGATATAGTGTTCATAACCGGAGTTGTGGGAATGACGCAGGTTAATGATCTTTATTTCACGACCGGGACGGTAGTAACTGGTGCCGGTGGAACATTTCAATTGTCTGGAATTAATTCAACAGGGTATGGCGCTTGGTCTTCGGCAGGGACGGCCCAGGAATGCGTTTACGGCACGACGGATAACTGCCCGGCTTGCGGAACTTTCTATCAGCAACGGTTATGCCTGGCCGGTTCAAACAACGATCCGCAGGAAATCTGGATGTCAGGAAGCGGGGATTATCAGAATTTCACGCTTGACGCCGCAGATGATTCCGCAGGCATTCAGGTCACGGTGGTTTCTAATAAGGTTGACCGGATACGATGGCTGATAGGGCTTGACTTTTTATTTGCCGGTACGGTTGGCGGTGTCTGGAAGGTTGGAGCAGCAACATCAACAGACGCTATCACGCAGGCGAATATCTCAACGATTAAGCAGGTT